AAACATGCTCAAGGTCCTTCCTGCCATGTTGGGGATGTATGGGGCAGTAGCCAAGGCAACAAAGGCATATTATGACGAATTGATTGCCGCTGGATTTAGCGAAGCCCAAGCCCTTCATATAGTCTCCGCTCAGGGTATTACGGCACGCTTAGGAGGTGGGCAGTCTTGAAGAACGGAAAGAAGCCAACCCGCCGTCAGAAGCAAGCAATTGCACGAGCAGGCTATGACCCTGCTGATTGGCTTGTATGCAAGAACGGTCCTTTTATCCTTGAAATCATCAATAGAAAAGATGGCGAAACCAGCATTATCAGCACCGGAGAAGAACGCACTATTTAAATCATAGGAGGCCACACCAACATGGCAAATACAAACAACCAATTAACAATCTATGACTCTTACGCTTTCGGAACACTCACCCAGGAGGATGTTCAAACAGTTCATCAAACAATCGCAAAGGATTGCAACGAATCGCAATTTAGGCTCTTTATGGGCGTTGCCAAAGCAGCGGATGCTAACCCACTTATCGGGGAGATTTACCCAACTGTCTATCAAGGAAAGCTTACATGGCAATTCGGGATTGACTACCATATTCGCAAAGCAAAAGAAATGGACGGATATATGGGGTATGACGTTCAGGTAATTCACGAAAACGATGAATTTGAATATTCCATGGAACGCGCTGAGGATGGTCGTTATTATCTGTCGATTGAAAAATATAAAGGTGGGTTCCCGCTTGGCAAGCCAATTGGTGGATACGCGATGGCATACAAAGAAGGGTTCATGCCTTTCTCGGTCCTGATGGATATAGAAGAGGTTGAGCACTACAAGCGGTCTGCTATTGGGATGCAAAAAACAATGTGGACCAACAATTTCAAGGACATGTTTAAAAAGCACATGGTTAAGCGGGCATTGAAAGCAGCCTTCGGCCTTCGATTTGATGATGGTGATGGAGAGCAGGGGGAAGGTCCAGCTCCATACAATCCATATGAACGGAAAGACATCACTCCAGAAACAGACGTAACAGGTACGGTCAAGCCAGGGAACAAGCAACCGACTGGCATCAATCCAGAACCAAAAGTGAGCCCGCTGGACCAAGCTCGCGATGATATGAAGAAGAAATTCAGCCAGCTTGGAATCACCGATCCAGTAGACATGCAGACATATATTCTAAAACACGCCAATCCCAAGGGGGACAAACCCTCACTACCAGAACTCAAAGGGCTTCTGAAAATCATGGACATGCACCTTAAAGAAAAGGCCGCCCAGGAGCAGGCAAATGACGAGCTTCCACTTTGATAACCAAGTTGAAATATACGTCCGCTGTGAAGACTGTCACGTTTGCGGAAATGAGATAAATCCTGGCCGGGAAGAGTACATTCGCGATTTGCGAGTGTGCCCCCGGTGCTATGGGGAGCTGAGGGGGGTTGGCAGAGTTGCCCGAGGACATGGAGCAAATGGACCTGTTCGACTTCCCTGCTGAACCTTCCCAGCCTGCAGGCCCAGTCCTGAACGGTATGTACTACGAGCGCAGCACGGATATGTTTGTCTCTTTCGTGCTGGGCCGCAGACACTACGAGGAACCAGCAAAGGGATGTCCACACCTTAAAAAGTGGCAAGAACGGATTAAGAGGGAGAGGGCTATATGAACATTTCAGTAATAAGGTTTGAATATTTCAATGAATGCCAAAACGTGTACATTGACGCGGTTGGCGATGATTTAATCCCTAAATTTGAAAACACAATTCCCGTTGAAGAGGGCGGAACCATTCACTGGGGAGTGAACGAACACGGCATCGTTAACTTCGGTCTTTGGAGAGATGACCCTAAAAAAAGACCGGGGCATGGTGGTATGTGGTCAAGTAGGGCAGGAGTTGTAGGCCCACTGATTGACCGCAAGATGGTTGACGTTGGAATCAACGGCTTTGCCGCTCACATCACGGTTGAATCCCTAGAAAAAATCCTTCCTGATGAATATGAAATTAGGGAACGGGATTCGTACGGGGAAACCGTGTATGAAGTACAAAGGAAAGACGGGAATAACGTTCCTTCCTCAAGGACAACGACATTGAATGCTGGATATTGGTATGGAGGTCTGCCGGATGAAAGTTGATATCCTGGCATCCGGCAGCAAAGGCAATTGCATCGCGCTCACATCGGGAGATCAAACCATCCTTATAGATGCTGGTATACCTAAGACCAAAATCGAAAAGCGGCTGCTTGAGGTGGGTATTAGACCGGATGAAGTTAGGTCGATATTTGTCACTCACGGTCACGGGGATCACATCGCTGGCCTGCCCTTCGCCAACAAGTACCGGATAAAGGTTTTTGCTCCTGAGGCCGAGTGGCAGCGAATTGAGATAGTGGACGAAGATTTACGCCGCGTCATCGGAGTGCATGAACCTTTTTACGGTTGTGGTTATGAAACACACGCTTTCCACACTTTTCATAACACTTTTGACTCTTTTGGTTACGCAGTTACGTTCTATGGGAACACGGCTGCTGAGGACACCAAGGTATCTATATGCTTGGACACTGGCAAGGTAGATGCCGAGATGATCAACGGCATGAAAGGGTCAGATATCTACATCATTGAGGCTAATCACGATGTGGACATGCAGGTAAGCTCCGATCGACCCGAAAGCGTCATTGCTCGTAATCTATCGGACTTGGGTCATCTAAGTAATGACCAGACCGCAGCAGCGCTTCAACAGCTCATAGAGGGGTGTGGTGAGCATATCTACCTGACTCACCTTTCAGGCACTTGTAACATGCCCACGCTGGCGGAAATGACCGTAAAGGCAGCACTAAAGCGGCGGGGATTTATAGCAGGAGAACATTACACATTGGAGGTAGTTTCGGAATGAAAATTAAGGTGATTAAGAAAATCCAGACCAGCGCTAAACAGTGGATTGCTCAGGGGGAAGTACTCGAAGCTCGAAGAGTTACAACAAAGTTACTGGATTTTAACGCTCCATTCCAAATCATTTCTGGCCCGTTTGCTGGAGAGGAAATACCTTTCAAACTAGCATTGGTTTTACCGCATGAGCCCCGGCCTACACAACAGCAATTTGACGAACTAGCTAAGCAGAATGGCGAACTGCTGGACAAGCTTGAAATCGCAGAAGACGACCTTCGGAAAGAACAGGAGCATGTAGAGCTTCTACGGGCGATGAACGAAGATTTGGAGCGATCAAAGAAGGCTCTGCTACAGACGATTGAACGAAAAGTGGACGAGCAGCTTAACAGTGAAATGCTTCTGCAGCGTATCCGGGAACTGGAGACAATCGCCAACAAGCGCGATGAAATGATTAAATCCATTAAATCCGTAAGCGTTGTGATACGAGATAAACGCAACCCCGTTGAGTTGCCTCGGGATGTAGCAAAGGCAATCGAAGGACTGCGAGGATTTGATTTTAGTAATTACGGAATTATTGCATGTGACGAATATGCAGATGACGTACAGGATTGGATAACGGTAATCAGAAGTTACTTGTCAGAAGTAAACACACCAGAAAATGAAATGAGCAATGGTGACAAACTCATGCTTGCTCTTATCAACGGCTACACTATTGCGCCTAAGACCGACGAGTTGGCAGACGAAATCGACAGCCTTACAAGCGTCTGGTTCCACAACGTTGTGAAGTCTGGCGGCGATATCGAATCTACTCGGCAGGATCTAAACAAAGTGATCTATGAATTCATGCGTGGTTTGGATAAAACAGCAGTTTAAGCAGGTGAAACGGAATGGCAGGACCAGAACTCGACAACGGATATACCCGTGTAGCGAATGAGATTTACGAAGAGGTGGCAATGCGGAAATTTAATGGCATACAACTCAGAATGCTCCTGATCGTCTGGCGCTACACCTACGGGTTTGAAGGTCGGAAGTCAGCAGAGTTGTCCGCCACATTCCTTGCTACTGCCCTTCGAAGTGACCTGAGCGGTATTAAAAAAGAGTTAAAAAAACTCTTTGAAATGAACGTCCTGAAAGTGTTCAGACAAGCTCAAGGCAAACATGGTCGTATGATCGGTTTCAATAAATATTCTGAACAGTGGCTAGTGGGGTGCAATCCTCCACCGCAACTACCAGAATCAGACGAATCTACTGGTGGAGAATTACACCCCCTTCCGGTGGACAACTCTCCCCCGCTAGAGGGGGGCAACCGTCCACCCAAGAAAGAAAGAAAGAAAACTATAAAGAAAGAAGATATATATATGAAAATTCCTCCTGGTAAAACTCAATATGCTGACACTGTATTTTTAACACCAGAGCAGTATGAAAAGCTTTGTTCTGACTTTGGTAAAACGAAGGTTGACGACATGATTGAAGCTTTGGACGAATGGCAAGGGAACCAGAAGCCTAGTAAGCACAAGAAGGATCATAACAAGGCGATTCGTGTTTGGATTAAACGGGATCAGGCTCGAAACGCTCCCAAAGAATCTAACAGAGCTCGGGGAGATCAAGCCTTAGATAACTTGATGCGGAAGGAGTTGGGACAAGGTGGAACGGGCAAACGTGATATTTCTAATGAAGTACATCTCCAAGGCTTACCGGAGTTTCGTGATTGACGAAAGGGAAGTCGAATCCGAGGTTCAAGTGTGGCATGACCTTCTTCGGGAAGTTCCCTTTGAAACAGCTATTGAAAAAACAAGGATGCTTTGTCAGACAAATGAGAAATGGGCACCAACGCCTGCGGAGATATACCAAGCATGCCAGCCTGAGCAATCTTTTTATGCTCTACAGCGGGCAGAGGAACAGGCTGACACTTTGGCTCTACAAGAATATTTAGAACAAGCCGTGCCTATGCCTGACCACATTCGGGAACGACTGGAGCGCTTGAACGCTCGAATGAGGGTGAACCATGAGTCTTGACGCTGAACGCGCAGTCCTCGGGTCAATTCTGAACAAACCCGACCTGCTTGATGATTGTTACCTGACTCCCGAAGATTTTGGAGCTGATGAAAGACATGGGCTGATCCTTACAACACTTCGGTATGCCTATGAACAGTTTACTGGAAACCCTGACCCATTTGACCCGCTGTTAATGGTCCAACATTGGGGTGCGAATATTGCGAAGATCGGCGGAGTGAGCTACCTTATGCAGCTTCGTGATGCGGTTCCTGCGGTTCATAACTACCAAGCCTACCAAACTATTGTTCGAGAGGCTTACGTACAACGAGAAGCAGCCAGAGCGTTTGAAGAAGCATCTGCTACAGGGGCAATTGACGTAACGGCTGTACAGGAACGTATGGACGAGCTCAACCAGCTCCAAAAGGGGCAGGCCGAGAACAACATGCTTAGAATGGCGGAAGTGCTGGACGGTCACCACTTAGAAATTATGGATCGTGGTTCGCGGGCAGGGATAACCGGAACGAAAACAGCATCCGACGACCTGAACGAGATGGGGAGCGGGCACCAGCCTGGGGATGTAACCATCGTAGCGGCGCGGCCCAGTATCGGAAAGACAGCCTACATTGTAAACGACTCTATAGCTGCTGCTGAGGGTGGAACTACTTCTGCTATATTCTCGGCTGAAATGCCATCCAAAGACGTATCAGAGCGTCATATATGCGCTCTAGGCGGCATTGACAGCAAGAAGATACGAACGGGCCGACTGACTGAAAACGACTGGGACAGCTATAGCAAGGCGCTTGAAATCTTAGAGTCTCTACCAATCTACATTGACGACACTCCAGGCATGACCATTGAGTATATCTGGAGACAGGCCAAGGCCCTTAAAAAGCGGAATCCGCGCCTAATCATTTATGTTGATTATCTTCAATTGATTGAGTCAGAACGGAAATTTTCCAGTACATCTGAGCGTGTATCCTATGTTTCATCTCAGTTCAAGAAGATGGCTAGGGTATTAGATATCCCTGTGGTAGTAATCTCTTCGGTCGGACGGAAATGTGAGGATCGGCAGGACAAGCGTCCGATGATGTCAGACTTGCGGGATTCGGGGAATATCGAGTTTGACGCGGACGTGATTATCTTCCTTTACCGGGACGACTACTATTACCCGGATACGGTTCTGAAAGGCGTCATGGAACTCATTGTAGCCAAAGGCCGGAAGATCGGCACCGGAACAATACAAATGATGTTCAATCGGAAAACAAGCCGCTTCATGAATCTGACCAAAGACGATAAATATGAGCTTGAAAAGAAGGTGAGAGAGCATGGGGCAAATCGTAGATGAAGCAGGCTATCAGAAGTCGCTGGAATGGCTCGTTTCAAAGGCTCCGAAGCTGGATGATCCTTTGATTGAGGAATCTGCTAAAACGAATTTGAGAAAGCAATATGATCTTGTATCTGCAAAGGTCAAAGAATATCGGCGTGGGGAACTGGTAGCCAAATTCCCGGGCCTGAAAGAGCAATATAAGATTCTCGGATGGACCTATCAGGAAATGCCTTCACAGGCTGAGCAGGAAGCACCAGAAACAGAGGCTGCACAGACGCAGACCAATGCACCTACCGAGCCTGAACAAGCTCCAGAAACGACGCCAGAGCCGCCAAAAGCTAAGCCGGATCTATCAGGCTGGTTGGACTGATAATTTAAATAATAAGGAGAGATGAAACATGTTGAATGTCCTGGTACTGCTGGATGTAGGTGGTTATCAAAAGGTGAAAATCGAGCCGCATATGCTCGGAGATTTGGCAGAGTCAATCGCTGATAAAGGCTATGAATACCTTGTGTTGAGCAAAAGTGAACCTATAAAGGTTGTTGGGTTCATGGTGACCGGATCGCAGACCGGGGAAAGGCTTATTGTGTTGGGCGGTGAAAGTCAATGAACGAACAATTTATAGTTTTTGCACTCCCCGTACTGGACTATCCGGTTCAGGGGTACCAGCCGGGGGATATGCGCGTGAAATTGCAGGAAGAGGTAAACGAGCTGATCGAGGAAGTAGAGTCCAAGGACTACGACCAGCGCCGGACTCTTTCAGAACTGTTCGATGTGCTGCAGGTTACGGTCGGCCTGATCCGGCAGCAGGCTCGCGAGACTCTACCTCCTGGAGAAGCCAGCAAGGTCCTGCAAAACGTGATTGCCCGAGCCAATCAGGACCACCTATATAAGATCGGTGAATATGGGCGGCAGCGTAGTTGGGAAGTGTCGCGGCTATGAATCTTTTGGATATAGATCCGGCTATGAGATTTGTGGGAATTGACCCAGCGACGACAACAGGGGTTGTTGCTTTGGACATCGAGGGTAACGTCCTGTTACAGACAGCTATCCGAGGTAAAGGACCTAAGATACCCGGAGGGATAACCACTCCGCAACTTGTATCCCTACAGAATCAGCTTTATCAACTGCTCCAGCCGGGGGACGAGATTCTTAAAGAAGATGCAGCTCCAGGCACACAAAAGGGTATAACAACCGGGATGATACACGGAAATTTACGCACCATCATCCATCGTAAAGGCTTAGGTTTCAATCTCATCATGCCGAATGCTGTTAAAAAATATGTTGCTGTTACTGGATGGACTGGAGAGCCAGGCAGCAAGCGGCGGTTGAAGGATAAAGAGAAGAAAGAAGCAATGGCAGAAGCAGTCAAATCACACTTTGGATATACACATCCGAGCAATGACGTGGTGGATGCATATATCATCGCTCGAATCTCGCTAAACCTGTACCGCATGCGCGAATACATGCCGCTGCTGGACACTCAGCCGTACCAAATCGAAGTCATAGAATCCATCTTAAATAAGGCATAACACCCGGGGCTATTGGGTCCTGCGGCGGGTAGCTGCGCCTAAAATACGGAACACATGTGCTCATTAGAGCCAGAAAGGACACGGAATGCAGGAGATTATAGTAGACAATTTTGCGGGTGGTGGGGGTGCCTCCACAGGAATAGAGTTGGCGACCGGACGAAGCGTGGACATAGCCATCAACCACGACCCTGCAGCTATCGCCATGCATCGGGCCAATCATCCTGATACTGAGCATTTTTGCGAATCAGTTTGGGATGTGGACCCGAGAGAGGT